TAATGCTAATTTATCTAATTTCTTTAAAATAGCTTTATCATCTTTAAGATAATTTAAATTCTCTATTTTATCATTATTATTTAACTTCCTTAATGAAATCATATAGGCATTCAACGACGAGGCTTTGATTGAGGGTCGCTCCTTTTTTATTAATTCTTGAATATCCATCTTATATATTTATGTTAGATTTTAATTCTAAATAAAAACGTTAAATATATATGAATTCTAAAAGTCGTCGCAACAACAACAAAAAATAAATAATTATCCTAAAAAAACAAAAAAATAATCTAATTAATTGAGATCCGTTGTTGATACGACGACGACTTTAGACTAAAATAATATATATCTTAATATTATATGAGGGCTAATAAGGAGGAAGAAGAAGACCTAATTAAATTATGTTTTCTCTATATGGAATATCGTAATGTTTTTAATCTGCATTATCAAAGATACGGACATTTTAAGGGAATGATTAAATGGATTAGTAATATTACAGACCCTACTTCTATTCGATGGATATTTCAAAAATTACTAAATAAGAATTATTTTATAAAAAGAAAAAAAGGGAAAAATACGACATATTGGTTTAATCCTACTAATAAGACTTTCCCTGTTAAAACCTTTACAATAACTTTTGATTAGCATAAATACAATTTTAAAAGTCGTCGCAACAACAACAAAAAAAAAAGAATTCTTTAAAAAAAAACAAAAAAAAATATAAATGATGAAATATATTGTTGATACGACGACTACTTTAAAATCCTATAGAATGCTATATTTAAAAGTTTGTTTAAATGCTTAGACAAATGAATATATAAAAAAGGGCTTAAAAGATTGTGGATATATATCTTTATAAGACAAATGAATTCTCAAACGACTATTCAAATGAACGAAGAAGTGAAGGAAAAGAAACCATTAACAATTACAAAAGCAGATGGAACAATCAAAACAATAGGTTTCAAAAAGAAGAAATTTAAAGTTATAGAAAATGCTGAAATTAAAGCAGATATTCCAGAATTAAAATCTAATCCTATTTTAAAAAAGATGTTAAAAGTTGAAAGTGAAGAACACGTTTTAGAATTTACTGAAAAAATTAATGTTGTAAGAGCATTAAAGCTAATCAATATGTCTAATAAAGATATTATTGATAAAGTGTATGATCCTAATGAAGTAGATCAAACAGGAAAAACATACACAGCGAAGGAAACTAATGAATATATTAAACTTACTAAAGATTATCTTCGTCTTGCGATTGCGAATGAAGGGATTATTTCAAGAAAATATAAATACGCAAAACCATTAAAGGAAAGCAAAGCAGGGAGAATCTATGTAGAGGGGTTCGGCATTCAATATCTTCAAAAAAAACTAAGAGGATATTTAGGAGGTGAGTATGCTGTAGATATTGATATGTGTAATTGTTTTCCTTCGTTGATGGTGTGGTTAGTTGAAAATTATTATCCTCAAGTTCCTATTATTAATCTTAAAAAATATGTGGCTAAACGTGAAAAATTGCTGAAAAGATATAAGACTGATAAAGTAGAGGTTCTAGCTTGGGCTAATCGTGATTTCGCTTATACAGGTCAAAACGTCTTAATTAATTGTTTAGATAAGGAATTCAAAGCATTACAAAATGCCTTATGGGAAGATAAGACTTCGCCTGTTGTTTCTATGATAGACCGAAGTCTAATCACCTCAACAAATAAAAAGGGTTCATTAACAGGAAGAGTATTGGGAATTATTGAAAATGATATTCTACAACAAGTCGCTATTAAATATCCTGATAAAGTATCAGTTCCTTATTATGATGGGGCGTGGATTAAAAAGGAAGAAGCCGAAAATATGATTGAAGAATTAAATGAACTTACTAAAGATTACGGAGTGAAATGGTGTGAAAAGGAACATTCAACCTTAGAAATTGCAGATGAAGAAATTAATGATGATGATGATGAGTTAGTTGTAGATCCTGACGCAGAAGTTAAACTTTATGGATATGAATATATTGAATATGAAGATTTAAAAGAAAAGTTTGAAATAAATCATTCTGTTATAGCTTCTCCTTTGATGGCGGTTCGTGAATATTATGATTATTATAATTATAACAATCTCAAAAGAAAAGAAAAAAAATATGATATTTATTCTCTTTCTAATCTCAAAGATTTATATCAAAATCTTTATTATCATTTTAAAACAGAAAGAAACATAGGAACAAAAAAGAAACCTGAATATGTTGAAATTATTAGTAAGACTAAATTTTTGGAAGTGTGGCTAGAAGATGAAACGAGGAAAACATTAACTAAAATGGATTTTGTGCCGTCAAATCCTAACCATACATTAGCTCCTAATTCTATTTACAATATGTTTCACGGATACACGGCGAGGCTTCCTGCTGAAAATAAAGAATATGAGTTTGATGTAGAGGCAGAAGTTAAAAGATTTATAAATCATCTTTCCTTGCTTGTAGGACACGAAGAAGAAGGACTTAATTATCTTATTAATTATATCGCTGATTTAATACAAAACCCTTATAATCTTCCTTCGGTTGCTTTGGTTTTCAAATCTAAACAGGGATTAGGTAAGGATCTAATGGTTAATTTTATAGAAAAGATTGTAGGAGAAAGTCTAGTTTATAGAACTGAAAATATGGAAGATATTTATGGAACCTTTAATCCGGCAGTTAAAGGAAAGCTATTGGTTCAGTTAAACGAACTAGAGGGGAAGGACGGCTTCGCAAAAAAAGAAAAGCTGAAAGGATCCATCACAGCAGAACAATTAAATATTAATGAAAAGAATGTTAAACAATTTAAAATTCATAATTCTATTCGGTTCTTTATCTTTTCTAATAATTTGACTCCTATTGAAATTCCTGTTGATGATCGGCGGTTCGTAGTATATGAAGGAGCTGACCTTCTTCCTGAAAAAGAAAGAGATGATTATTACAATCCTCTTTTTGATAATCTCAATAACGAAGATGTTATTAATAGATTATTGGAGTATTTTATGAATGTTGATTTAAGCGATTTCAATCTCAAACGTCAGCGACCGATTACGAAGGCATACAAAGAAATTCGTGAGAATTGTATTCCTGCAGTTTATAAATTTAGTTGGGATTTATTTAATGGATTGTTTGAGCCTGATGTTTTAGTTGATAAGATGAAACTTCATAACAAACTCAAGAAACATTTAATTAAATCTACTGACTTTCATAAGCTTTATACGAATTGGTATAACAAGGTTTTAAAGGCAGAAACAACGCTTAATTTTAAGAATATTAAACCTATGTTAGAAGAACTCAATATTAGAAAGAAGGAAGTTAGAATTAATGGTTTCAAGGATTACTATTATATTATTGATAAGAATGAAGTTATTAAAATTTTAAAAGAAGATAAAAAATGCGGTGTTGAAGATGAGGATATATTAGATCTAGATGATGATTTTGATGATTCATCAGTAGATTTTTTAGATGATGAGTTATAAATTATTTCTGTTTTATTTTTTTTTATTGTTAGTTATTATTATATAAAATATTATATAATAATAAATGACCTATTTAATAGGAGATATTCATACTCAAATTAAAAATCTTAATGATGATAGTATAGATCTAATTTATACTAATCCGCCTTTTGCAACTACAGGGAAAAAATGGGACGTTCCTCTTCGATGGGAAGAACTATGGAAAGATATGGATAGAGTTTTAAAACCTGACGGCGTGGTTCTATTACATTCCGCTATTCCTTTCACTTATGATTTAATTAGAATTAGAAAACCTAACTATAATTACGTATGGATTAAAAAAAATCCTACTAATTTTTTTCAGGCAAAAAAGCAACCCTTACGGCAGGTAGAGGAAATATTAGTTTATTATAATAAAGCTCATACGTATAATCCGCAGATGATAGGAGATGATGATATGAGTATTAAAAGAAGTAATGCTTATAAAGGAGATAATTATTACGGAGATCAAATTCCAACTGAAAGCAATCATAGGGGACGTTTCCCTACGACCTTTATAGGAACATTCAAAAGGATATTACAGAAAAAAACGCCTAAGTCTATAGATGATGAAATAATGAAAAGAATGATAAAAACTTATTCTAATGAAGATGATGTTATTTTAGATATGACCTGTTGCGACAAGGGATTAGGCGATATAGCAACAGATTTAAATCGTAAATATATAGGTATTGATATTAGTGATAAATATATAAATATGAAAAATTAAATATATTATATATTATATAATGCTTGACGGATATTCTAGAAGCGAACTGCACAAGATCGTAGATATTTATAATTTAGGATTTGATCTAAAAAAACTTCAAAAGAATAAAGCTGACCTACTTAAAGAACTTAAAAAAGTTCCTAAAAAGAAATTAGTTGATTTGCCTACTAAAGATGTATTGAAGAAACATAAATTAAAAAAGAAAGTCCCTAAGGTTGATCCAAAACAAAAGAATATAAAGGACTTTTTTAATTCAAAATAATTATTTCTTTTTAAATTTTTTAACTCTTCCCTTTTCCTTTTTTTCTTTTATAGCCTTCTCTCTTTCTTTTTTTGTTAATTCTTTAAAAGTTGTAGGTGTATTTTTATTAACTCTTTTCGTAGGACGATATATATCTCCTTTCTTTTTATATCCTACGCCTCCTCGTTGATTTCTCCAATCTTCTTCAAACCATCTTTTAAGAGGAGCTTTCTTTTTATTTCCTGCGTAGGTTCCCCCTTTCCGTTTATATTCCTGAACGAGCATTCCGCTTCGGTATGCCGAGTTTTTGGGATACTTTTTAAATATTTCAGTTTTAATTTTATTATATAGTTTCTTATCATTAGGAACAGACATTATATATAATAAAGTTCATATTTATTTTTATTAAAAAAATATATCTTCAATATTATATATATAATGGATCCAGCACAAAGCCTTATAGATCAATTCACACAACAAGCAGAGCAAGAAAGAGCCAAACCTGCCGAAGTATTAGAAGATACTATTAACGAAGGGAAAGAATATGAGAAATCTCTTCTTCAAGGTGTCGGCGGATTAGTCGCAGGGAGTTCAGTTGAAAAAGGTTTCAAAGCATTAGCCAATTCTAAAAAAGGAGCAGAAACATTAAAAAGATTAGGAATGAGCGATGACGATGTAAGTCAGGTTATTTCAGCAATTAAGGATAGGGACGCTTCTTCGCTGACCGAATTTTTATCACGTAAAGGGACAGGATACGTATCAAAACTAGGAAAAAAACTAGGTGTAAAAGGAAAGGAAGCTTTAACTAAATTAAAAAAAGGAGAACTTCCAACTCGTCAAGACCTTCAAGACGCTATTAATAGCGGAGGGGGAGATAGTGTGAAACCAACTGCATCAAATCGCAGTTCTTCAAATGCTTTAGCTGATGGCGATGAAGAGGACGGACTATCGGCTTTTGATAAAATAATTTCAAAAGGTAGAAATGCTATAAAAGGATCAACTGAATCACTCCAAGAACAACTAGGAGGAATTCCTGCTAAATTATCAAAACAGGCATCACGAATAGGAAACGATGCTAGAGATGTTGTTAGAGGGGCAGAGAGTTCAACTAAAAGTATTTCACAACCTCAATCGGTTTTTGATAGAGCAAGAGCAGAATTCAAAGGCGACGATGATTTAGAAGGACAAGCCTCCGCAGTTAGAAAACTTTTAAGCGGTAGTAAAGCAGGACGAAGAGCCATAAGACAAAATGCTAAAGCACAAGCAGAGGGGAAACCAACTACAAAAGTAAGAAGACAGCGGAAGACCGAGTTTGATGATGATGACGAGCAAGGAGATTTATTAAATCATTTCACTAAACAAGCAAGATCAAGAGGAAAGCCTGTAGATGATGATATATTCGGTCAATCAAACGCTAGTCAAATACAAGATGCTAGGGACGCTCAAGAACTCAATCCTTTCACGAATGAACCTATAGCTACTCCTCAACAGAAAGCAGACCTTTTAAAATCTAAAGCTGATGATGAATTAAAACAAGCTCAAGACCAACTAGCAAACGAAGGGGATAGAGATCCTTATCAAGATGTATATGATAAGGCGAAAATGGATAGTGAAAGATTCACTCCTAAACAATCTACCGGAGAACCTATGAAACAAGATTTAGATTTAAAATTTAAAGCACCGACAGAAGAAGAAGCTAAAGCACAATTTAAAGCACAAGAACAAGCGAAACCTGAAACGAATAAAACTTCGTTCGATGAGGTTGATAAAACGCCAGTAAGTCAAGATGTTTTAGATGACTTGCCTGACCTCGCCGACGTGGTTCAAAATGAAGCCCCTACTATTTCAGTTCCTCCTAGTCAGCAAACAGGGGGATTAGATCCTTCTACTCTTCCTGACGATGCAGGTTTCCAGCGAGGTTCCGCAAAAATACAAGCTAAAAAAGAAGTAGATGCTCCTAAAAGCGATTTAGATGTAATTACTGATGAAGAAGCATCTTCTTTATTTAAACCAGTAGATACTGATGCTCCTCCAGTTCCAGCAGGAACAGGGAAATTAGTCCCCCCTAAACCTGAACCGAATCTTCCTCCTAATGATCTTCAGCCTTCATCTACAATAGACACGGAAGCAATAAGAACACAGACACAATTAGACTCGTCCGCAGTAAAACAAGGTGGAAGAAATATCCCTATAGGAGGCGGAGCAAAAGAACCTAGTGATGCTCCTGATCCACAGGCACCGAAACCTCCTGATCCAAATCAACCGAAACCTCCTGATCCAAATCAACCGAAACCTACCGATGCTCCAGACCAACCTAAACCCCCTGTCCCTGATAGTGATCTCCCTGACCTTCCGCCTGTTAATCCTGAAACTGCTGAAGATGGAGCTAATTTAGTTAAGAAAGGATTAACGAAAGCTTTTGAAGATTCCTTAGAAGGAGATGCCGACCCTTTCGGCGTAATCCTTTCAGGTGTATTAGGTATAGGAGCATTAGTAGCAGGGGCATTCGGTAAATCACATCACCCTCATTTCGTTCAACCTCCTACTAGTTCCCCTTATGAAAGTTTTTCAGTTCAGGAAGGAGTAGCATAAATACAATTAAAAACACTAATAAATAATATATGTTATTTTTCTTAAAAAAAAAATATAACTTATATTATATAAAATGGAAAACTTTATTAAACTCCAATCATCTCAAGGACTTTTTGATACTTCAGGAAATAAGAATCTCTGCGATTTCCATCTTCCAGCAAACTCAGGCTCCTATAATCTTTCACAATCTTTTTATAATGTGAATGTTTCTATTACTAACACAGACACAGCCGTAGCTAATGGGAGCGATTCAGGAGTAGGAACAGGAGCAGACGCTCCTCCTGCTGTGTATAATCAAGGTATAGTATTAGAAGAAAGCACAAGAGAAACGAATGCTTTTAAAACTCTTATTCAACCTGAATCGGCGACATTAGTTAAAAATGCAAGGTTGTCTTGTGCTAGGGGTAGAGTAGAAGATATTAGGCGAGTTGATTGTCTTCGATCTAATTTAGCAGTATATAAACAATCAACCGAGAACCAAATGCGAAATACTTTCGGTATGGCGAACGGAAACTTCTATGACCTTATGCCTAAGCAACCGCTTAACGCTCTTGTCGGTGAGGGGGTTCAACTAAGCGAACAGCGTTCTCACGACATTAGAATTCCTGTGTCCTCTGTTTTTGAAATGGGTAAGAGTGAAGTTTGGGATACTCAATACTACGGAGCTACTAAAATGAATATGGAACTTCAGTTAGAGAAGATGGCGGTTATTAATAGAACTGACGACACTCTTACAGGATTGAATTATTTAAAGCGAGGAGCTACTGAAAAATATGAAACTATGAGAACAATTACTAACGGATCAGGAGCAGGTTCCCTCGCTGTGGGTGATGCTGATTATCCTCTTATTACTTCTGCTGTTTATGAAAGTGTAGAAGATTCTCCCTTCTACGTAGGGGGTCGCTACACACTCGCACGAGCTTCCGGAACAGGAACTTTAACGGCTCCTGTAGTTGTTAGTATTAAGAGTATTACTTTAGCAGATGGAAGTTCAACATCAAAGGGAATCAATAACGCAGGTTCTTCTAACTTTGCTAATTCCCTAGTCATCGTTCTATCGTGTTCTCACGGAACCATTACTAACGGACAAACCTTAAACTGCACTCTTAAGCCTATCGCTCCTGCGACTACTCCTGTTATTGTAATTAATAATATTGAACTTGTGGCGAAGATGAGTGATGAAAGCGAAGATCAACCTACTCAATATACTACTTATGTAGCTCAAGAAGATACGGCTCCGTCGGCATCAAATATTAGCAGGACTTACTCACTCCCTCCAAATACTACGAATTGTTATGTAATGTTTAATGATCCTATTTATTCTCACGAGAATCTTGATAGTTATAGAATCACTTTGGACGGCGTGGATTTAACTAACCGAGATATTAAAGTTAAATCAGGTCTTCATTATGATTTGCTTTCACAAGTATTTATTAATAGAGGTCAAGCAATCGGCTCAACACTAGAGCGAATGTATGATTCAGCAAAGCTCAGCGATGAAGCAGGAGCTTCTCAATCTATAGTCGTTCTTATGTTCCCTGTTAAGCTTCAATCAAGTAATACTCAACTAGGACTAGAACTTAACGCAACCAACGGAGAAACTCTTTCAGGGAAAATCGTGGTATATAGCGAAGTTGTTAAAGAAATCTAAATCAGTTTAATCATTTTTTATTAGTCTTTTTTTTATTTAATTATTTTTTTTAAAATAATTATGTATTATATATTATATAATGAATAACTTAACTTATCACGAATCTTCACCAGAGAATAATAATCAGGCAGGTTTCACCGAATTCTCATCGGTGGATTTTGTTTTAGATGCTCCATCACGAAAGCTTTTGAAAAATAGTATTAGGTTAGAAGCAGTAGTTCAAGTATCGGCTTCTACAGGAGCGAGGGTTCTTCCTGCGAATGATGTTAAACTAGACAACAAACTAGGCGGACACGCTTTTATTGAAAGTTGTGTCGTTTCGATGCCGATGAGTAAAGGTGTCGTGCAGAACGCTCAAGAATATTCTCGTTATGTAGCTCAAATTGCTACGGCTTCCTATGAAAAAAATGATTACTTCTGTAGCGACCTTCAAGCAGAAATGCGAGGAGCTTTAGAATGGAACGGACGTGTAGCAGTTCAGCAAATCGCTAGTGATAATACTACAGGAAATCAAGATCCTCAAGATCCAACATTTTCTATCAAACCCCTCATCTGCCTAAACTCCTCAACAGGAGGAAATTACTCCTTTAATGATAATGGTATGATTAGACTTTCATTTAATCTTGCGAAAGTTCATCACGCTCTTTTTGGTGGCGATTGTAAGAATGATAGTTCCTATGTCCTTACTGATATGAGGGTTCGGTATATGACTATTCCTGAAGACGGAGCAAAGGATAAGATGATTATGAATTCTTATTCTATGATTAAGAATTCAATCAGTTCTAACTCGGCGAATATCTCTGTTCGTGTTCCTAGTAATGCTGTGGGTGGTGTGAGTATTAACTTTTTGGAACAAGCAAGAGAATCTAGTCTTACAGAAAATTATAACGCTTTAATGCCTTATCCAAGATTTCAGGAAGTTAATTATGGGTTCGCAGATAGTTCATCGCAGTTCATTTCTTACACTATAACAGACTTGGGAGATGCCCTTCATAAAGGAGTTGAATCCCTTAAACGTGGCGGAGCTAATGAGGTTAATATGTCTGCCTATCACGCAAATAAAGGCTACATCTTGGGACTTGATTTCAACGGAGAATATATTGATCTGTCTTCTAATAAGTTTTCTATGAACTTGAAATCCAGCTCGTCCAACCTTCCAGCTCATCTCGTCTATCTCTATTTCCATACTCTTCTCGTAGTCTAATCATATCTGTAGGAATTAGGAAAAAAAAATTCATCAACAACGTCGCAAACCATATCATTTAAACAATCTATTAAAGTCTGCAACTCGTGCGGAACCTCAACGGACTCGCTCGTCATTTTATCTATCGCCGAAATTAATCCATACATCTTAAGAAATGTTTTTTTTATTTTTTTATTTTTCTTATTTAAATCTATTTCTAAGTTTGTAATAGATTCAAATTTCTCTTGAAGTTGTTTAGACAAATCTAGAACTATACTTTCTTTTAAATCTCCTGATGAACTTAAGTTTTCAGGTGTATTTATGCTCGTATTAACATTCCCTATTAATGTATTAATATCTACTTCTTCCATTTCTAACCTATTCACCATTTATTATATTAATTAAATATATTAATATATTAATATAATGACGAATCAAAAACTTAAATTAAATGGAGATAAATTATCAGTTTTAAAGGTGAAAGATAAAACAGACAAACTTACTATTTCAGTTAATAGATTATTTGATCTCCCTTTTCGATTAGTCTTAACAGGAAAATCCGGTTCAGGAAAAGGCGGAATAATTACTAATATTTGTTTAAACGAAAACTATGGTTATAAAAAGGTATTCACGGATATTTATATCTTCGCCCCTGAACCCTACGCAGATGAGAAAATGCGTGTTATAATTGAGGAGAAAGAAGTGCCTGATAGTAATATATTTCAGGATATAGAAGAATTAGAAGACCTTTATGATTTGCTAGTTGAAGATTTTAAAGATAGAGTAGCAGAAGGAGAGAAGCCTAAATTGCCTCTTTTGATTATTGATGATCTAGCCTTCTCAGGGAAATTAGCTAATCGGTTTAATGCCCTCGCTAAGGTGATGTGTAATTCACGAAAGTTTATGATCTCGTGCTGTATAACAGCTCAGGCTTACACACAGGTCGCTAAAAATATAAGACTTCAGGCTTCAGCTATGATTATATTCCAAACTTCTAATAAGGAACTTGAGATTATAGAAACGGAGAACAATTATCTAAAAGGAGGTAAAAAGGCTTTCTACAACCTATTTCGTGATAATGTTAAGGAGAAACACGACTTCCTATGTATTAATTACTCTAATAACTATAATGAATTATATCTTGATAAGAAGTTTAGACCTTTAGCAGAAGTAATAAATAAGAAAGATGAAGATATATCACCTGAAAGAATGAAATGTAAAAAGTCGTCGCAACAACAAGAAGAAAAAAAGAATTCTCCAAAAAAAGAAGAAAAAAAATCTAATTGAGTGAGATCCGTTGTTGATGCGACGACGACTTTTGAAGACATATAAATAATGATTAGTATAAAGATATTTAAAACAATATCAATATATATATATAACCAAGTATGAGAGGAAAATGCGAATCTTACTATCGTTTTAAAGTTGAACGTCTTATTGATTATCCTGAAGAGAAAGAGGGTAAGGAAGAAACAGAAACATTATTTTTTAAACAGCAGAGCGACCTAACTAGGAAATTAGGAATTCCAAAATCTACTATATATGTTATGATTAAATACGGATTAGATCACGAAGTTTCGAAGTGGAAGAATTATTTTATTTCAAAATGCAGAGAACCAGCATTTCAAAAAATAGCTGTGGAATATATATAAAAATTAAAATCTAATGATTATTATATATAATGGAAACGATATTTGAAATAGATGATATAGAACAACCTGAGCCTGAAACCAAACCAACCAAACAAAAAAAAGAACCAAAGATTAAAAAGAAAAAAGAGATGAGTGAAGAGAGAAAGCAAAAATTAAGGGAACAGCTTTCACGAGGGAGAGCCACCATAAAAGCAAGAAGAGAAGCAAAAAAAGCAGGGGAACCAGTAGAAAAGAAAGCTCCAGTTAAAAAACCTGTTAAAAAAGAGAATGTTAAAATGGAAGTCGGCGATGTAAAACCTAGTTCTAATAATGATGATTTAAGACTTGAGATCGGCGAACTTAGAAAACTTATTTTAGAAGGACGCAAACCAAGAGAACCCCCTGCAGTGAAGCCTCAACCAGTAAAAGAAGAACCTAAACCTAAACCTGAACCAGTAAAAGAAGAACCTAAACCTGAACCAGTAAGAACGGCTCCCCCTCCCTCTATCGTAATTCCAAAAAAAAAGAAACGTTCTATTTTTGGAGGCGGAATGGTATTAGACCTTAGTAGATTTTAATTTTATTTAAAATACTTTTAGAAGATATAAAAAAAGACATATAAACATTCATTAGTATATTACATTATAACAGAATGACGACAGCAAACCACATCACAAAGACGACAGCACACCACATCACAAACGAGAACATTAGGCTCTTGAAACAGGAACCCAAGAATTCTCACGTTTATCGTGATATGCTAGAAGATGAAAGAGAAGTTGAAGGCGAAACTATCCTTTTAGGAAGGGAAGAGCATATTAAAAGAATTAAAACGTTGGAGAAGTTGGTTGAGAAAGAAAATCAACAAAATAAAATGAAATGGCTCTTACTATGTGAATATATAATATATCAGGAAGCATTAGAGAAATATGATGAAAAAGAAGAAATAAAATATAAAAAAGATGATGAAAAAAGTTATATTATTGATGAAGAATTCGGCATTAAGATTTTAAATCCTCATTACGGCGGAATAGGGAAATGGTATAAACTTAAAGCGATTAGGGATAAGAAATTTAAAAAGAAATGGACTGAAAAGATGGACGAGGTAGATCGTGTATTTAGTCATTTTAAAGATTAAATTTCTTTCTGTAATCTGCGATATTAGTTTTAATATTAGTAGAATCACCCCATAAAATATAATAGCTTAAATATCCTGCTCGTAATGGATCATTCGTTTTTAAATCCTTAAGATGACGTTTCCTATATTTGTCCCTTCTCTCTTTATCATTATTTAAAGTATAGTCATTCTTGAGATCCTTAGGATTGTTAAATCCAAAATGAACCTTCTTTTCTTTTCCATTATCTAATTTAAAAAATGCAGTCCATTTCTTTTTAGGTTTATCGCTTTTTATTATTTTAATAAGTTTCGTCATTATTAAAATAGTATTAGATTTTAATTACTTCATTTTCAAAAACTTTCTTTAAGTTTTCTAAATGGACTTTGCTTTTTAAATGACGTTTTCTTTGTTTAACTTGAACCTCACAACCGCACAAACATTTTATTTTATTAGTCCTTTGTTTTTCAATCTTCTCTTTATTTTTTTTATAGTAATCTTTATTTTGTTGAATGATACGTTCTTTATTTTTATGGTAATGAAGTCTTCTATATTCATTAGCTTTCTCTCTATGTCTTAATCTAGACTGAACTAAAATCATATTGATCTTATCTTTATTATCGTGCCTCCACTCCTGACGTGTTCTAGTTGGAATAGAACTATTTAATAATTTAAATCCTTCGTTCTCGTATTTTTCCATAAACATTCTTTCTAAAGAACATAATTCTTTTCGCTCATTAAAGATACATTCATTTAATTTAGCGATCTTCCATTTTTCCATTCCGCCATAATCTCTAATGAATTGATAAACATAATAATTATATTTTGAATGCTTATTATTATTACAAGAATATCGGTGATGAGCGAACCTCTCTTCTAGGGTTTGAGTTGTGGATCCTATATAAACAGGAGTATCGGTTCTCGTTTTGTGTTCTAGCTTATAAACTATTCCTAAATTCTTCGGCATATTATACTATAACATTTTAATAAAATATTATCGTATGAACGCATCAACTTTTATTCAGCTTCTATTTCCACAACCTTCTTTTTCTTTTCCTTGACTGATTTAAATTTAAATTTATTATCTCCATTAAATTCTACGTATAATTCTTTAGAGCGTTTCTTTTGTGTTGAATTCTTTTTAACTAATTCTAATAATTTCGGTTTCGATATTAAAGATTTTAATTTTAATTTAGAACCCTTATCGTGTAGAAGATGAATGTTTCTTTTCAATTGATCTAAATCCTGTTTTATTATAAATTGTTTTTCAATCTTTCTAATGTCGTCTTGCATTTCTTCAAAATGTTTAAATAGAGATTCGTCTTCCGTCATTCTATATAATAATAATTATATTTTATTTTTTTTATAAACATATTATATAAGATGTATTTGACTGAACTAGATTCTAAAAAGATGGACGAGATACTAGCTCGTAAAGATAAGAAGCCTCCTAAAAAAAAACAGAGTGAAATCTTTGACGCAACTCCTAAGAGAAACTATAATAGAAAAAGAAAGATGAGAATGAGAAAGAAAAGGAAAGTAAAACAAGCATATTAATATTCTTTAAATCTAAAAAATGCTAGATTTGTTATATATTACCTTAAAAGGGTCTAAATGAAGAATAAAATTATAATTTTATGTTAGTTTTAAGTCCTATTTTGATAAATAACATATAAAACTAGCATATATTAGATTTAATAGGGGATTTAAAGCATTTTTTAGATTTAACTTCTCAATATTATATTTAATGATGATAAACCTTCCGTCCCTATCGTAGAGAAGTCGCTAGTAATAACTCTAGCTCTAATGTTCCTAAGGGTTTCTGCGTATTCATTCGCAAGAGGAAGGAACAATCTCTCTTTAGGTTCATACTGAACTATACCGGTCTTATCATCTACAATCGTTTCACTTACAGGAACATAAGCCAATATATTCTTACGACCTTTCGCTAATGAGTCATAAGTATTTATATTCATATTCAACATTTCAATTATGTAATTATCACTTCCTACCAATTCTTCAAACTGCCTATTACCTGTAAAAGAAGCTAGTGATCCGCCGATGATAGTAGGACTAGGATTATCAAACCCAAAATAATCGGCTAGAGTTGAAGGAAGTGTTAAAGCATAATCGCTCGGCTGATTACTAGTAGAAGGCAAAGAACTAGGAAGCCCTAGTTCGCCGTTTTCCTTAGACTCTGTTTGTGATGTGAAGTATGCGTTTCTACACGAACCGACGTGATCTATCTTAATAGAATTAACTCCTCCTAATAGAGCTATTACAAAATAATAAGGAATATCATTATGACTAGCAGTCCTCAACTCAATAGGAACTTTTAATAGTGTTGTTCCTCCGTCCGCCCCTGTAGTGTATTTCCTCATTAAAAGTTTCTGTCCTTCTCCTTCAACATCTTCACGAATTTCAAAAGCGAGAACATCGTTGTTCGCAGAATTAGGCGTAAAGTTTGTTAGTGTTGTCCCCCCTCCGTTGTCGCCGAATGGATTTGTTTTTCCGTTCTTGACTTCGATGACGGAACCATTCTGTTTAACTCTCATAGCGAAATTTAAATCATCTAGCGTTAATGAGTTAGATACTATCTTATTGTAGTCATCTGTAATTCCCATAATTAACCCTGATGTATCGCCATCAGCATTCACGAAATCTCTTATTCTACATCTTGATATATGTGTTCCTAAAGAGATAGGGGCTTTAAAGGCTAGATTACACTTTTGAAGGTCTGTGATAGATGTTGCAGGAGCCGTTTCCGTAGATTTGAATTGATTACTAGCAGTATTCATAGTAGTCGTTGAAAGAATATTATCCGCTACGTTTGCCGAAAGTAAAGTAAAACATTCAGCATATCTAAAATCAAAGAATACATTTTTATTCGCATTAATAGATATTTTTATTTGTGTTCCTGTTTCTTTAGTATTTGGATTATCGCCATCTAGAATTTCTTGAGGGGTTCCCCTGAAAAATCTCAAAGCTGAATTCATTTTATCAGTTAGATCTCTAAGATTATCATCAAAATTTTCTCTATTAAGAGTTCCGTGTTCTAGCGAAACCTGTTTAACTCCTGCAGGTGCCGAGATTTGAAACCTGACGACTGAATTAGTAGCATCTAGGACTATACTTTTCATTTGCCTCTCAACTGATAAGGAATGAAGAGCGATTTCAGTATTTTCTTTAATAATAATATCGTCTTGAAAATCACAATCAAAATTTCCTTTATTGTCGGTAGAGGTTAGTCGTATCAACGTATTCTTCATTATATATAATATTATTAATATTTTAATTTTAAAAATAATATTATATTTAATCTTGTTGTTGCGACGACTCTTATTCAACAGATACAACACTCATCAAGGCATCAAACGAAGGACTAGCATCTACGCCTGAGTTATTAAAGATCCGCCAATATCGTAGAGGTTGATCTATTGTTGAAGATAAGAAAAAACCCATATTTCCTCCTCCATTTAGAGAGATAAATCCTAAACCGACCTTCCAATTCCAATTAACATTATCATCGCTAATTTGTAAATATAAATCTCCTGTCGGCGGTGATTGAGTATCTCCAGTTATTTTTAATGTCGCATAGGTGCCGAAGTCTGCCCCTAGATCATAACTAGTCCCTCCGCTATTAGCAGATATAGCAGGGACAGA